TGTGAATCAGAATTTACAGTTGGTTCTGTAACTATGTCGCCAAAAACTCTAGGTGCATTTACTGATGTTACTAGACAATTAATGATTCAATCATCTATTGATGTTGAAAACTTAATTAGAAATGACTTAGCACAATCTATGGCTATTGCAATTGATGATGCTGCTCTCGAGGGAAGTGGCTCTTCAGGTAATCCTACTGGGATAACCAACACAAGTGGTATTAACTCGGTATCACTTTCAAGTGCTGCTGCACCAACATTTGCAGAAATGGTTTCAATGGAAACTGCTGTAAGAGTTGATAATGCTTTACTTGGTGATTTAGCTTACATAGTGCATCCAACTAACTATGGCACTTTGAAAACTACTGAAAAAGCAACAAACACAGCACAATTCATAGCTGTTAATGACGAAATAAATGGCTATAAAGTCATAGTTTCACCACAATTAACTGCTAATAATTATGTATTTGGTAACTTTGATGACTTACTTGTAGGTATGTTCGGTGGATTAGACATTGTTGTTGATCCGTTCTCAAACTCAACTTCAGGTACAGTCAGAATAGTAGCTTTACAATCAGTCGATGTAGCTGTTAGACACGCAGTTTCATTCTGTGCTGCTAGTTAATGGTACTTAGTACAAACAAAATGGGTGGATTAATTTCCACCCATCTTAATAAAGGTGGAAAAATGAAATATTTAATTTTACAAGATACAGTAGCTAACAAAGAAAAAGTAAAAGCAGGTGATATAGTAGAGCTTCCTATTGATGAAGGAAGATCACTTGTTGGTTATGGTAAAGCTGAAGAATATAAAGGCAAACCAAAAAAAGAAACAAATAGAAGTGTTGGTTTAGAAAAATCAGAAACTAAGGTCAAAAAAAGAAGTAAGTAAAAATGGCTATCGAAAGTGCTAGAGATTTTACTTCTTTTCTTGATGCTACAACAGGGCATGGAGTAACTGGCACTTATTTTGAAACTGGTAAACTATTTGATGACTTTCCTTTAATTGATACTTTAGGACTAATAGATGATGGTTCTTCAGTATTAATAAATCTAATTATAGATCAACCTTATGTCAGCATTGAGGGAGAATCTATATCAGTTGAGGGTTTTCAACCTACTGCAATTATAAAATCTAGCGATGCTCCTGATATTGCACAAGGAGATAAATTAGTTGTTGATGCAATTACTACAAATAAAGGTAGCACTCTTACGCAAGAAACAACTTTTTTTATTAAAACAATAGAACCTGATAATACAGGTTTTGTTAGTGTTGTATTGGAGAAACAGTAATGTCGCAATATAGACTTGAAACTGAAGAAGATATGTCTGCTTACTTAGATATAAATTTTGGTCATGGTGTTACTGCTGAATTTACTAATAGTAGTGGCTCTGCTTCAACTATAAACATAATTATAAATAATGAATATGTAGAACAAGTTGAAGGTACAGGTGTTGAAGCGTTAAAACCTATAGCATATTGCAGAAGCATTGATGTACCAAGTATTGCATTTGGTAATACTCTAAATGTATCAGCTATCAAAGATGTTGATGGTAATACACTCAAAGCAGCACAAAATTATACTATTGTAAATATTCAATCAGATCGTACAGGTTTTTCTGCATTGATGTTAGAGGAAATATAATGGCTAACCATATTAGACAGCAGATTAGAGAAAGAGCAGGTACAGTTCTTACAGGACTTACAACAACTGGAAGTAATGTTTTTGAAACTAGGATATATCCTTTATCAAATACAAACTTACCAGCTTTAGCAATTTACACAAAAAACGAAACATCTGAACCTATTGTTATAAGTACAAATAGACTTATGAGTAGAGAACTAGAGTTAGTTGTTGAAGTTTATGTAAAACAAACAAGCAATTTTGATGATGAAGTTGATAAGATTTGTAAAGAGGTTGAGGTTGCTATTAGTGCTGATACAACACTAAATGGTCTAGCAAAAGACTGTTTTTTACAATCAACTGAAATAGAATATAATACAGAGGGAGAACAACCACTAAGCTATGCTGTTCTTACATTTTTAACTAACTACTATGTCCAGGAGACTGCTCCTGATGTAGCAGTTTAACGAGGTACAATTATGAAAATGATTTCACCAAATGGTAAAAGTTCAATAGATGCACATCCTGATAGTGTTGAGTATCTAAAGAGTAAGGGTTGGAAAGAAGAAGCAATCCCATCGAAAGATAAACCTAAATCTTCTTCTAAACAAAACGAGGAATAATTATGGCAACACATCTTGGAAAAGAAGGTACTGTTCAAGTTGGCTCTAATGCTATTGCTGAAATAAGAGGTTTTAGTATAGATGAAACTATCGATGTAGTAGAAGATACAAGTATGGGAGACTCTTCAAAAACATACTTAGCTTCTATAAAAGACTTTAGTGGATCAGTTGATGTTCTCTATGATGAAACAGATACAAATGGTCAAACAGCATTATCTGTTGGTTCATCTGTAACATTAAACTTTGCACCTGAAGGTACAGATAGTGGGGATGTCAAACTAACTGGTACTGCTATAGTAACTGGTAAATCTGTTACTTCATCTTTTGATGGATTAGTAGAATCTACTATTACTGTTCAAGGTACTGGTGGTTTAACTACTGGAACTTATTAATCATGAAAGCTATTGAGAGAGCTAAAACGCATTTTGCAGAGCAAGATGTAAAGGTGATTAAAGTGCCTGAATGGGGTGAAGAAGATAAACCTTTAGAAATTTACAGTAAGCCATTAACGCTAAGTGAAACTTCTAAACTTTATAAAATGAGTAAGAATGATGATCTTACGATGATGGCTTATGTTCTTATCTACAAAGCACTTGATGAAAATGGAGATAAATTATTTACATTAGATGATAAAGGTTCTTTATTAAATAATGTAGATCAAGAAGTATTAGTTAGAGTAGCAACTCAAATAATGGGGCAAGAACCTATTGAGGAAGTTAAAAAAAACTAATAGAGGATGTTAATTTATATTCGCAATATGCACTAGCAGAAAAACTAGGCAAGACTTTACAACAGTTGCAAAAAATTAGCATCCAAGAATATCAAGGTTGGATAGCATACTTTGAGTTAGTAGAAGAAAGGCAAAGGAATAATGGCAAATAAAAAGATACAATTTAAACTGACTGCTGTTGATAAAACTAAAGCAGCTTTTGATAAAGTTTCAAGAAGTTTAAAATCAGTTGGTGGTGGTGCTGTAAAAGCTGCAAAGCTAATTGGTGGTATTGGTTTAGCTGCTACTGGTGTTGCAACTGCTATAGCCTTATTAGCAAAAAAATCATTTGATTTTATAGATACTCTTGGTAAAACATCTTCTAGGACTGGTATAGCAACAACAACTCTACAAGCATTTCAATTAGCTGCTATTGAGTCAGGAACTACTGTTGAGCAAACACAAAAAGGTTTAGAAAAATTTGCTAGATCAATTGGCGATGCTGGAAGAGGTTTAAAAACACAAGCAGATATATTCAAAGATTTAGGTGTAAGCATTAAAAACTCCGATGGTTCACTAAAAAGTTTTGAAAATATACTTAAAGAAACAGCAGAAGGATTAGGTACATTAGGTTCTGAAGCAGAGAGAGCAACAGTATTAGCTAATTTATTTGGTAGAGCAGGTATACAATTTAGCGAAATATTTAGAAATGGATCAGAAGGTCTTGATGGATTTATTGATAGAGCAGAGAAGCTAGGTATTATTTTAGATGAAAAAACAATAAGAAATGTTGAAAAATTTAATGATACTGTTTCAGTAATAGGATTACAGTTAGGTGCTGTAAAAAATCAAATCTTTGCTGCTTTTGTTCCAGCATTACAAGCTATTGCTACTGAATTATCAAATACTCTTACTTCTGCTAATGAAGCATCAGGTGGTTTTCAAAATTTAGGTGTTAAAATTGCAGTTGGTGTTTTAGAAGGATTAAAGCAATTTAATATAGCTGTAGCTGGTTTATTTGATGGATTAGTTACTTTTGGTATTAATATACAAGGCACTTTTGCTGTGGTGCGAAAGTCTTTACTTGAAACACAATTATTTACATTACAGGTGAGACAATCTTTATTTGGATTATTTACAGATTTAGGTGCTGAAATAAACATAGCAAAATTTAATCTAATGAAAGTAAATGATGAAATTTTTACTTTAGCTGAAAGTAAAGATGATGTAGGTTCACTTATAGAAACAGCAAAAAGATTCAATATGACACTTGATGAAATGATTTCAAAGATATTACAAGGTGGAGAAGAGTTTGTAAAACTAGGTGAAAATGGACAAGCAGGACTTACAAACTTACTATCACCATTAGAAAAATTTAATTCTCAACTCGCAGATGTAAAAATGAATTTAGAAAATGTGGTAGTAGCTTCTATGAAAAAATTTGAAGATACAATTATAGATGGACTAAAAAATGGTAAGTTGGAGTTTAAAGCATTTGCAGATTTTGTTGTAGAACAACTGTTAAGAATTGCTATACAGCAAATGTTGATAAAACCTATAACAGGTAGGTTTGAATCTTTTTTTGAAGGTCTTAGTTTTGATGGTGGTGGTTATACAGGTAGTGGTTCAAGATCAGGTGGTATAGATGGTAAAGGTGGTTTTCCTGCAATATTACATCCAAACGAAACTGTTATAGATCATACTAAAGGACAAGGTATGAGTACTACAGTCAATTTCAATATCTCCACTGTAGATGCTACAGGTTTTGATCAACTTTTAGCATCAAGAAAAACTTTAATAACAAGCATAATAAATAATGCTATGAACAATCAAGGCAAAATGGGAGTTGTATAATGTCAGGTGCTTTTCCAACCGATCCATTATTTAGAGCTTTAAACTTTCAAGATAATAGACCAACTTTACTTAATCAAACATTATCAGGTAAAAAACAAGTAAGACAAATTGGATCTCAATATTTTTCATTTACAGCACAAATGCCACCTATGCAACAGGAAAAAGCTATGGAGATATTTGCATTTCTCCAAAAACAAAAGGGTTCTTTTGAAGATTTTACAATACAAGCACCATTAGATAATTTAGGTGCATCTAAGGGTGAAACAGATATATTAGTAAATGGTTCACATACTGCTGCTGATAATTCTATTGCATTAGATGGTTTTACTGCTAGTACAACTGGTGCTTTAAAAGCAGGTGATTTAATTAAGTTTGCAAATCATTCTAAAGTTTATATGGTGCAATCAGATATTGATTCTAATTCAAGTGGCGAACTTACTGTATCAATATCGCCAAATTTAGTAGCTGCTCTAGCAGATAATGAAGCTGTAACTGTAAATAAACCAAGTTTTACTGTATATCTCGAAAACAATGAAATTATGTATTCAACAAATGCTAGTGGTTTATATACTATTTCATTTGATGTTAGAGAGGTTATTACATAATGCCAAGAAGTCTATCTACAGCTTTACAAACACAAGTATCATCTTCAGCAACAAAAACAGCTTTTTTGGTTGAACTTAATTTATCATCAATAATAAGGCTCACAAATTATTATACAAATGTTGTTTTTGATTCTAACACTTATGAAGCTGGTGGTTCATTTCTGACTGTTGATGCAACTGCTGAAACAGGACAGCTGCAAGTAGATGAAATAAATATAGGATTTTCTAATATTACAGATCAAGTGAGATCACTAGTACAAACTGGTGCATTTACAGATAAAGAAGTAGAAATACATTTAGCATACTTTGATACAAACGAAGATATTATAGGTGCTATAAATTTTTTTACTGGTCAAATTAGAAATGTATCAATACAAGAAAACATTAATGATTCAGTTTTAAATATGACAGTAGCAAGTCATTGGGCGAATTGGAACTTAACAAAGGGTAGACATTTTTCTGACGAATCTCAACAAACTTTCAGCAGTGGTGATAAAGGTATGGAGTTTGCTACACAGGTAAAAGAAGATGTTAGGTGGGGGCAATAATGGGTATATTTAGTGCTGTTGTTGGATTTTTCAAAGCTATTGGAACTGCATGGAAAGCTGCATCTGCTCTTAAAAAATTTAGTTATATAATACAAGCATTTACATTAGCTGTTGGTGTAAAAGGGTTTCTACAAGCCAGACAAATGTTATCGCAAGGACAGGATATACTTGCTAATAAAACTGCTGCTGGTGGAAAGCTACCTGTAATTTATGGAACAAGAAGAGTAGGCTCACAAATAATTTATATGGACACTAATAGTAATGATTCAAGAGATTTATATGTTGTATATGCTTTAGCTGTAGGTGAATGTGAGGAGATACTTGGGCGAACAATAGAATTAGATGGCAATCAGCTTACTGACGGATCAAGGTTTAGAGATGGTGGTTATATCGGTTCAGATAAAATAAGTTCTGGTTCAGGTTCTTTAAATACAGTTTCACAAAATGGTACAGGTATTGATGCAGGTGCTGGTGGCTTTGGCACTTCACCTACATCAAAGTATAGATATGTTTTTAATTTACATCATGGTTCAGCTTCGCAAACTGCTGATCCTATGCTAGTTGCATCTATGTCTAATTGGACTTCTTCGCATAGATTAGATGGTGTTTGTTACATAGCAGCACATTTTGGCTACGATAAAAATGGTATGTGGTCAGGTGTTCCACAACTTACAGTGCAAGTTAAGGGTAAAAAGGTTTTTGATCCGAGAGATGGTACACAAACATTTGGAACAGTATCAACTTACAAATGGTCAAGTAATCCTGCATTATGTTTTTTGGATTACATAACAAATGATGAATATGGTAAGGGTTTACCTATAGCAAAAGTTAATACCACAACTTTTTCAACTGCTGCTAATGTTGCTGATACGCTTGTTAATAATCCATATTATAATGGTTCTGCTCAAACTCTTACATGGAGTGGCACTTCAGGTAACAATTTTTTTCTAATACCAACAACACAAACAAATGCTGGTATAAGATGGTGGCAAAACAAAATTGGACAAAAAATAACATTAAAAGATTCTGGAGGTAACACTGTTCTTGATGGAGTTCAGGTAACAGCAGTGCAAAGAGCAAATTATTATGGCTATACAGCAAGGCTTGTAATATTTTTTGATGGAACTCTAGGTGCTACTTATGCAGAACAAACTGGTTCAATATTATCGCAGGTTATGAGATTTCATTGTAATGGCTATTTAGATGCTAATAAAACAGTTATGGAAAACTCAAAAGAATTACTAGCAAATATGCGAGGTATATTTCTTTATATAGAGGGTAAATATGAACTCCAAATTGAAGATACTGGATCGTCAACATTCTCGATAACAGACGATCATGTTATTGCAGATGCTGGTATTTCAGTAGATTATGGCAACAAAGATAAAAGAGCAAATAAAGTTGTTGTTGAATTTTTTAATGCAAATAAAGATTATGAGCTTGATACAGCTACAGTTTTACATACTGCTACAACCGATGCAAATGATTTTACTTCAGACGATGGTGGAGAGGAACTTGAAATAAAAGCAGAGTTTCCTTATGTTTCTGATCCATATATAGCACATAATATGGGTAAAGCTATTTTAACTAGAAGCAGAAATCAAACCACTGTACAGTTTTTAGGCACTGCAGAAATGTATAAATTAAATGTTGGAGATGTTGTAGATTTTACTTATGCAGGATTAGGTTTTAGCAGTAAAGTATTTAGAGTTGAAGCATTAGAACTACTTTCAGATGGTTTGATTACTGTTAGTCTTATAGAATATTTTGATGTATATACATGGGAAGTACCAGCACAAGAAGAGTTTGAAGAATTAGCAGATCAACCTAGTGCCTTTGCTGTCAAAGCACCTACAGGTTTAGCATTTACTGATACAAATTCAAGTAGTACTGGTAGACCTTTTCTTGCATGGAATACGCCTACAGATTACCCAAATCATCAATATAGAATTAACATTGTTGATTCATCAAGCAATCAAGTTATGAATAAAATTGTAGATGTAGAAAATGTTGACTTAAACTTTATAAAAAAAGATACAAATTATGTAGCTAGTGTAAGCTCTATAAATCAACTTGGTACAGAATCTACTCCAACAACATTAACATTTTCAGTAACAGAAGAACCAGTATTTGAAACTGACATAAAAGATGATGCCATAACAACGAATAAGATTTTAGCAAATCAAGTTACAGCTTCTAAAATTAATGTTGCTGATTTAGTATTAGCTTCAAATGGTGGTTTGGTTGATGGAAGTGCTATTGGCAACTTTAACAACAATAGTTTACGCTATGCTCATGTAACAGGTGTTGGTACTGGTGCAGGATTTTATATTGGTTATGTTAGATTAGTTGGTGGTACAGGCGAGGTAAAAACAATAAGTTTATTATTTTCAGATGGTACTTTTGGTGCTGGTTCTTCAAATCAAATTGATACAACAGTTACTACAGGTGGCACTGATACAGCTAAACTTACAGACAATGCTTCAAGTCCATTTAGATATGTTACTCCTGATTTAGAAAAAATGATGGGTTTAATAACTGATAGTAGGTTAACCTCTAGTGCTGACACAACAAATATACCATTGGCATTTAGGTATACAGGAACTGGTACTGTTAATTTATTTATTTATGGACAAGGTGATAGCAATTCATTACAAATAGGATCAGCAGATGCTAGATTTATTAAATTTAGTGCGAGTTAATTATGGCAACTTTAAAAAGATATACAACAGCATTTATACCTAATGTTATTAAGTCAAAACAAATTGTAGAAGGTGGAAAAGAATTAGTATCAGAGGTTGAATATACAATAAACGCATACGAAACAAATAACTCTAGTAATACTCTTACTATTACAAATCAAAATATAACATTTAATTATTTAACAAAAGATACATCCGATGCAGATTTTATTGAAATTAATGATGTTACAGATAGCATTTTGGAAGGTTGGTTAAATGAATATTTTAGTACAAGAGAATTAGAACTAAATGCTTTTTTAACCTATATTGATACTGGTTTTGTATCATCAATAGAAGATGATATAGATTTAAGTAATCCGTATGGATAAATGTTAAACATAAGTATAAAATTAAAATGAGGAATTATTATGGCACAACATGATTACAATATAGCCAACCAAACAGGTGCTGATTTTAGAGCAGATTTAAATAATGCTTTATTAGCTATTTCATCTAATAATAGTGGATCAAGTGAACCATCAACTATGTACGCTTATGAATGGTGGATTGATACATCTGCTAATGTATTAAAACTAAGAAACAGTAGTAATAACGCCTGGATAACAATGCCATTTAGTATTACTGCTGATAATACAGTTGATATAAATGCTGGTACTGTTAATGGTATTACTTCTTTAAGTTTTAGTTCAGGTGCTACAGTAACTTCTATACTCGATGAAGATGATTTTAGTAGCGATTCTGCAACAGCATTAGCAACACAACAATCCATAAAGGCATACATAGCAAGTCAAATAACCTTAGAAGATTTAGATATTTCAGATGGATCATCTACCATATCAATAGATTTAGATAGTGAAACATTATCATTATTGGGTGGTACTGGTGTTACATCTGCAGCTTCAGGTAATGGTGTAACATTCTCTATTGGTCAGTCAGTAGGTACTTCTGACAATGTTGTATTCAATCAGATTACAGGTGCTTTAGTTGGTAATGCTTCTACTGCAACTGCATTAGCTACAGCTAGAACAATATCAGGAGTTTCTTTTGATGGAACTGCAAATATAACGCTAGACACAGATGACATAGGTGAGGGATCAAGCAATAAATATTTTACTGCTGAAAGAGTAGATGATCAGGTAAATACATTATTAACAGCAGGAACAGGAATCACACTTACATACAATGATGCTGCTGGTACTCTTACAATAGATGGACAAACAGGTGATATAACTTCAGTTGTTGCAGGTGATGGTCTTACAGGTGGTGGAACTTCAGGAGATGTAACACTTGCTGTAGGAGTAGATGATTCTTCTATAGAAATAAATTCTGATGCTATTAGAGTAAAAGCAACAGGTATAACAAATGCTATGTTAGCTGGTTCTATTGCAAACTCAAAACTTGCAAATTCAAGCATAACAGTAAACTCACAAGCAATAGCGTTAGGTGGATCTCATACATTTGATACAGATGATATAGGTGAGGGTTCAAGCAATCTTTACTATACAGATTCAAGATCAAATTCTGCTATTGATGCTAGAGTTACAAACACATTTATCAATAATTTATCAGGTGTTGTTGCTGACACAGCTACAGCACTTGCAACTGGTAGAACAATCGGATTATCAGGAGATGTAACAGCTTCAGGTGTTAGCTTTGATGGTACAGGTAATATAACCTTATCTACAACTATTGCAGCAAACAGTATAGCTTTGGGAACTGATACTGTAGGTAATTATGTTGCTACAATAGCTGGTTCAACTAATGAGATAGAGGTATCAGGTTCAGGAAGTGAAACTGCAACAGTAACAATAGGATTGCCTGATGATGTTACTATTGCAGGGAATCTTACAGTTAATGGCACAACTACTACTGTAAATTCTGATACTTTGTCTGTAACCGATCCATTAATAAAATTAGCAAAAGCTAATAATGGTGCTGATTCTTTAGATATAGGTTTTTATGGACTGTATGACACTTCAGGATCGCAAGATTTATATGCAGGGTTATTCAGAGATGCTAATGATTCAGGTAAATTTAAGCTATTTAAAGATTTACAAGTAGAGCCAACAACTACAGTAAACACTTCTGGAACAGGATATGCAGTTGGTACTTTGGTTTCTAACTTAGAGGGAGATGTTACAGGTAATGTAACAGGTAATATTACAGGTTCTTCAGGAAGTACAACAGGTAATGCTGCAACTGCTACAGCTTTAGCAACAGGCAGAACAATCGGAATGACAGGTGATGTTGTTTGGACTTCTGCATCATTTGATGGATCAGGTAATGTTACAGGAACAGCAACAATACAAGCAAATTCTGTGGCATTAGGTACAGACACTACAGGCGATTATGTCAGCACAATTACAGCAGGAACAGGTTTAACATCAACAGGTGCTACATCAGGAGAAGGTGTTGCACACTCATTATCAGTAGATGCTGCTCAAACACAAATAACAAGTGTTGGAACTCTTACAGGATTAACTGTAAACGGAGATGTAACATTTACAGGTAGCAGTAATAATATTGTTTTTGACCAATCAGATGATTGTTTAGAATTTGCAGATAACGCCAAAGCAAAGTTTGGTGCTAGTGACGATTTACAAATTTACCATGATGGTAATAATTCAAGAATACAAGAAGCTGGTACTGGAAGTCTTTTATTACGAGGTACTAACTTACAATTGCAAGATTCAGATGGTTTTGATTATTTAACTTGTACAGATGGTGGCGATGGTGGAACTGTTGTTTTAAAACATTTAGGATCAGCAGTTTTAAGTACAGCAAGTGGTGGTATTACTGTTACAGGTACTGTTAATAATATGACTATAGCTGATAGTGGCTTTACTTGTCCAACTAGTCAAAACTTTATTATTAATTCACCTAATGCATTTAGAATAAATATTGATTCTAATAATGATGGTACAGCAGAAGCATTTACTGTAGGACATAATCAAGATACTGCTGCTAACACTAATGTTTTATTCAATATTACAGAAAGTGGTAAAGCAAGTATTGGACATAGTGCTGCAAACGCTAATCTTCATGTAGGTTCAAGTAATGCTACAGGTGATGCAACCAATCCAGCTATCCAAATTGGTGGTTCATCTACTTATAGATTAGGTATGTATACATCTGCTGAAGGTGCTGTAATTGAAAATAAAAATGGAGATGACGGCTTACAGTTTAGAGTAAAAACTGCTGGTGAAGCTGTGAGAATAGATGCTACAGGTCATGTATTAGTTGGAAAAACATCAGGAACAAGTGGTAACAAAATAGAAACAGATGGAAGAATATCAGCAGGTGCAGGTTCTTCAGGACAACCTACATTTAATTG